AAGGACTGCTGGGAGCTGTATGTTCCCCTCACCGCCAAATGGAAGAAGGACTAGCCTAGCCGCGCAGCACGTCATCCATCATGGCGTAGCGAATGGCGTCTATTGAATGGTCCTGCCCATCGGGTATCTCATCCAGCCAGTTGCCATCCCTGTCCCGCAGGTACTCCTTGTTGACGAACTCTGCGAAGGTGAGCGGACAGCGTTCCGGGTCAATTACGATCTCCCGAAGGTTCGCAAGCCACTCATAGCTGAGCTTGCGCATCCGTCCCTTGCGTGCCGGTCTCGCCCGAATGCCAAGGTCACGCCTGTACACGTTCATCTGCACCTTCGCGTCCGGCGTGTCGTCGCACCAGATGAGTTCGTCATGGTAGTAGGGCTCCTCGCCAGGCTCGTCCGCATAGGTGAGAGATTCGAGAACGATCCGCCCGGTATCCTCCGGTCCCATCTTGTTCGCCGTGTGCTCCTCGAAGACGAGAAGGCGCTTGGCCGCAGGCTCCCACCCACAGCGGATGAAACGCCACGGGTCAGGAAACCAGCCCCAGTCGATGCCGTTGCGCGTGCGCTCGAACCCACGAATGCGCTCATCGGTGATGCGCTCATCCCGCACGTTGCCGAAGACAGCGCCGCCAGTGCCGGTCACCTCGCCCAGGTACTCCCACTTCCAAGCCAGCTCGTTCACCTCGTGAAGGTAAGCAGCTTCCTCGAGAAAGGGTTGCCCCAGCCATTCAGGGTGAGAAGACATCACATCGAGGTAAGAAGTCTTGCGAACGAGCGTGTCCGCTCGGTGCATCCGCTCCATGTGCTCCTGGTTCACCCAGCTCCACATAGTGCGCGGAGGGTTGTACGAATAGAAGCACCAGAAGTCATCGCCGCCACGCCGAAGACTGTTGAGAATGGAGCGCACCGCCTCGATGCCTTCGAACTGGTCGAGCTCTTCCAGCCACACCACAGCAGCATATCCAGTGGGAAACTTCACGCCCTTCAATTTCAGAGGGTCATCAGCTCCGCGAAAGATGATCTTCTGCCCAGTCGGCAAGTACGTGATTTCCATGGGTGAAAGACGAGCGCGAAAGTACCCGTCCAGCCCCAGCTCCGAGATGGCCCACAGAAGCTGCTGATAAACGCTGTCCCTCAGCGTGTTCCCGAAGCGGCGAATGACCACGGCGTTTGCGAAGGGGAAGTTCACGACGAGAAGGACAATCGCCAGGCTGATGAAGGAAGACTTCGTCGAGCCGCGCCCGCCATGCAACCAGTAGTGAACATGCCCCCTCGCGAAGATGTCGCCCAGCACGTCATGGAAGGCGGGGATGATGAGGTCGGAAGCGTTAATGCTCGCCATCGCCGTCGCTCCCGGCAACGCGCACCTCCACGCCGAGCGTGATGTGCGGGGTCTCGTCCACGTCGGTCTCGGTCTTCCTCGTGGTCTGCGCGTACTCGTCGGGGTACTTGCGCTCCAACAACCACGCCGCCGCCGTCCACTGCGGGTTCTTCTCGCGCGTGGCCGTGCTCATGATGGCCTGCAGCAGGGTCTCTTTGTACTCGGCCTCCGCCTTTTTGATGCCCTCACTTAATGAGCGTTTCAGCCTGGTATCGTCTTCGCGCAGCCACCTGTAGAAGGTCTGCTCGCAGATGCCAAGCGCCCGGCAGATGTCAGCGTTGGTCATTCCGTGGGACTTCATCACCACGGCCTGTTCGACCATCTTTGCTGTGAGCTTCGGCTTCCGCATGGGGCATCCTCCTTCCCGGCCTTGTTGCTCGGAAAGAATCGTGCCACCTCGTCACAAACAGGCGATAGAATGGGCAGACGTAGAGGGAGGTGTGAATATGGCCGTCATCGAAGAAGCCGACATAATGACCATCGAGGGTCGCGGTCGCTATTGCACTCTGTGGCTTGACGAATACCCCGAGAACCTGCGCATAATCGACAAGTGCCTAATCGGCGGTTTGGTGTTCGAGCAGATTCCTGTTCACTTCAACTTCCACGACGCCAAGAAGCAGATAGAAACGGCCTACATTGCCATCAAGGTTGATGATGTCGACCTTCCTTCCGATTGGTTCGTTGGACGAGAGGTCAAACCTGCTTAAGGGTCGCGCTCCCGCTTGCTCTTCAAACCGTGCTTGCGCATCAGGCGTGAGTTCTTCTGTCGCAGCTGAGCCCAGCGCCTATGGAGCTCTTCGTACTCAGGACCACCATCGCATCCGGCGGCTTCCGTTTCGAGCAGCTGGTTGTAGGCTTCCTCTTCGGCCACATGGGCGGCTTCGGTGCACCGCTTGCACATGCCGCTCTGCCGATTGATGCGCACACCCAAGGCATGGCACTCGGGGCACTCGGTTAGCACCTTCAGGCTCGCATGGATGCGGGACGCCTGGATCTCGATGGCGTGAAGGGTGTGGTCCACGCCGTAGCGGTCGAGAATCGCATCATGAACCGCCTGCACGCCTTGGAAGCCAAGCTCGCGGATCACGTCGTTCTGCCCGGTGCTCCACATGCTCATCGCGCGACTCCCGCACAGCTCGTCAAACTCTGTGAAAGCCAGGCACGGGAATCAACGCCATAGAAAAGGTTGTCAATCAACCTTTCTATAGGTGTTGATTGCCTAGCTTTCCCGCACCCATTGCTCGTCAATTGACAATCTTGATGACCTTCCGACCTTTTCTGACAGGCTTTCGGGCTATTCATCGCCATCACCGTCTTCGGTAACCAGCTCAGCATCGAGAGGTGCCTGCCAAGCAGCCCAGGCGATATGATTGCGCTTTTGCCCCTTGCCAGCTACCTGCATCTTCACGAGCTGGTACTCGTCCATGTCGATGAGGTAGTCCTTGATGGTGTTGGCGGAGGTCGCGGTCAGGTTCTCCACGGTCGTGAACAGCACCGGCTCGCCGCCGTTCTTGTCAAGAAGCTCCTTGATCTTCTTGCGAACCTTTTCCATGCGTTTTTCCTTCTGCGCGGTCTTCTTGTTCGCTTCGGCCCGGCGTGCAGCCTCGCGCGTCGGCGTCTTGTCGAACTTGCCATCGTCATCGCGGAAGAACATGCCATTCATGCGCACGGCATTGAAGTCGAGATTCCTGTTGCCCTTCGACTTCTTGAAGCTACGAAGGTCGATGGACACGCGCACGACCACGGAGCCGTCGGGGAAGTCGGCCAGCTCCTCCTCGCTCGGCGCAAGCTCGGTCAGCGACCACATCGCGCTGTAGTTTCGGCCCAGAGTACCGGCGCCGCTCACGCGGTCACGTGCTTCCTTGAGATCCTGCGGTCCCTTGCTGAAATGGTGCATATAAATCACGCCCGCGCCGGTCCTGCTCGCAATCATCTTGAGGTAGCCCAGCGTCGTCTTCGCGTCGGCATTGCTGTTCTCGTCACCCACGAAAAGCGGGTAAATCGGGTCGATGATCACCACATCAGGCTTGTAGCCGCTCTCGCAGATGATCTTGGCTATGCCCTCCACGGTAAGCTCGGGGCTGTCGTCGGTATGGGCGATGCGCACGTGCTTGGCGACCTCGGCTGCAGTCTCGGGGGAGAGCGCCGCATCGATGATGCGGTTGTCGTACTCGGCCTGGCTCATCTCGGAGTTGACGACAAGGATGCGCTCGCATTGCGTGAACGCGAAGCCCAGCACTGCGGTGCCGGTCGCGAAACCGACGGTCATTTGCGCTGCCAGGAAGGTCTTGCCCACCTTCGGCGCTGCGCCGATGAGCATCACGCCCTCCTTGCGGAACGTGTTCTCTATGAGCACGGGCGGCAGCTCCTGCCTTTCGGCGGGCATCGGCTTGAACAGGCTCTCGAACTTCTGGACGGCGTCTTGCTCGTTCTCACCCTCCTCGGGCTTGCGCCGGTGCGCTTCTGCCCAGGTATGGAAGTCCTTGGCTCCAATGCCGGTATAGAGAAGCGTCTGGCGTTGGTCTCGACGCCGGATGCCCGCGAACCGGGTAAGGCGGCTGCTGTCCTTGTTGGCCGGGTCGACTTTGAGTCCGGCCTCGTTGCACAGCTCGTGGAGCAGCTGGACGCGCTCCTCGTAGTGGTTGGGGCCATCGGCATCGATGCGGACCAGCGCGTGCACCGACTTGCCACCGCTCATGGTGAGCGTGGTGATGGGCAAGTCGAGTTCCCGCATTATGCGGATCTGGTCTGCAACCGGGATGTCGTCGCTCTCGACGAGGGCGTGACGCCACCGCGCCGTGCGGTCCTTGCCGCGGCCCTCTCCATTCGTCGGGTTCTGGCAAACCCACACGCCTGCCTCGGGGTCGTACCCGCTGAGCACGCCGCCGAAGTCCTCGTCCTGCAGCTTCTCGATGAGCTCGTCGCGCTCGTAGCAGACGCCGCCATCGGCAGGCTGCCATTTGTGTGTCTTGTCGCTCCACTTCGCCTTGACCGAGACGTTCACGTACTCGCCTGGCTCGAACAGCGCCTCGATCTGGGCAATGGCCTGCTGCACAGGCTCGAGGTCGAGGGGCTTGGGGGCGTCGTCCGTCTTCTTAGGCTTCCAGCCGTCGTCATCGCCGCAGAAGCCGCCCTCCCATCCGTTGCGGTAGGCGTGCCAGAACAGCGTGCCTGCCGTGATCCGGCCATCCTCGTTCACGTGTTCGAACAGCCTGCGCGCCTGCGCCTCGTCGTAGTTGTCGGGGTCGGAGCCAGACCAACCCAGGAACGTGTCGAGGTCGCCACCCGCCGCCTTGTAGCTGATGCCGATGTTCTTCCAAGTCTCGTAGTCGCGCGGCGGCAACATGGAGAGCAGCGCGGAGTCGGCCTTCTCCTTCGATGTCGCGAACGCGCTCATGCGGCATCGCCGCCCGTGTGCTTGTGACGCTTGCATACCATGGAAGTCGAGCAGATGGTATGCTTTGCACGCAGTCCTTTCGTGGCTGCACTCAGGGCGTCCGCCGTGCGCTGTCCTCGCCAAAAGACCAGCACGGTGGGCGCTTCCGTGTAAATAATCATGCACCCTCGCTCTCAAGCACGTAGTCAACGAGAG